CGGGAATCGGGATCGCGCAGGTCCCCGCCAGTTTTGTTGCCGCGCCCAAATGTCCCCGCTCTTGATATTCACCCGCCCCGGAGCTTGATAAACCCGAAATCAGGCGGGATTGATCGAGACGAACTGGAACGGGGTCGGAAATAAAGTTGCGGCTCCTGCAATTCTACGGCGAGCCCGCCGCCGCTTCCCTGAGAGCCCTGGCCAGGCGTTCGCCGATCCAGTCGTGATCGTCGCCGGACAGGCCCAAGAACGGTCGAGCCGGGATATCACCCCAAGGTGCGCGTCCGCCGGAGAAGCTGCGGGCCGCGGCGCCGAACTGGTGGACGCCAGCGTAGATCATCGGGCTGCCGATATCGACATGGTCGCGACCCGCGCGGTAGTTGATCGTTGTCCGCAGCGACCGCGTCTCGCCCGTCAGAGGCTTCTTTCCGGCCGCGCGCTGCACCCCCTTCTTTGAGCGCTCGCCGGTCTTCGTGTGGCTGCCCTTGTACTTGCCGAGGAAGCGCTCAAGCGTGGTCTGAGTGTTGGGTTCCCAGCTGGAGCCGTCCGGCGCGGTGGCGCTGTCGAAGCGCTGCTTGGTGGTCTCCACCAGGTGTTCGCCGATCTCTTGCATCAGCGGTCGCTGATCAGCCGCCAGCGCCTGCAGGCGATCGAGCATCCCGCGAAACGCGCTGTCATCCCATTCGATCTGGATCATGGGCTATCCTCGTGGCTCGCCGTGGCGCGGGCATTGAACCGTTGGGCTCATACCCCGAAACCGTTTCTGGACGTTAGGACCTGGACGCGTCACGGCTGTTTTCTCACTCGGATCGTGAGGGTCTGCAGGGCGAGGGTCTTCCGCTTGCTGCGCACCTCGAACACCGGCGCCCAGGTCTCTGGGCCAAACGACTTGACGTAGCGCACCAACGGGCGACCAATGTCTGAGAGCCCTGCGTCCTCGATCAGATCGGGCGCATTGATCACCGCCGGCAGACGGGCGTAGTCAGACCCCACCACCGCACGTTGACCTCGCGGCGCCTCCACGGCTTGGTTGCCGTGCTTGCGCTGGACGTGCTGCACCGCTGGCGCATCGAGCGCGAAATCAAATCGGGCGACGTCGACGGATTTAAGCACCTGCACGCGCGCCGCCTGGGCCGACGTGAGCAGCCCCAGCGTGAAGTACTCTTGGCGCGGCACCTCTTCCAGAACGCCCTGCGCATAGACCCGCGTCGCGTCGCCCACGCTCGGCAGCCGCCGATACGCTTCGGCCAAGCGATCGCGCACCGCGTCGGGAACGCCCTCCATGTACGCCTTCGCCAGCGTGTATTCCCACTGCTGGGTCTTCGCAGCCATGGTCTGCACCATGTCGGAGACCGTGTCGCCGGGCTTGTAGTCCCAGCCCTCATCAATCCCAGGAGGTGCACCTGTCACTGGGTCACGCTTGTCCCAATCTTCCGGGAGAGTCTTGCTGAGGTCGCCGCCCAACGCGATCGCGTCCTCGCGTCGCCGCAGACCTATCACGCGACACGAGCACCCCCAACCGTTCGGCGGCATGTAGATCTGCCAAAACGGGTGGTCCGAAGGCAGCACCAATCCATCTAGAGCCAGGTGCTCTGGTCGCGGGTCCGTAGACCCGCCGTGCTTGTACATGAGGAACGGAAAGCCGCCCTCGCGGAGCTGTGCCGTGCGCCCGCCGGCATAGCTGGTCCGCATGTTGGTGCCGTAGATCGTGCGCGTGCGCTGGCCGAACTCGCCGGTCGGCTCCCAGCCGCTCTCGCGCACCAGCTGACGGAAGTCGCGGCGGAAGTCCTCAATGCTCGTGCCCTGCGATATCGCACGGTCGATCGACCCCGCCAGGCCAGCGAGAAGATCGGCGTTCTGCGCACCCGCCACCATGAACGCGCGGTCCTGCTGCTGGCGCATCAGATCGCGCCAGCCCGCAGTCGGCACCAGGTTGCCCAGCTTGCCGCGGAAGAACGCGACCTGCTGCGGAAACGGCCGGCGCAGCACGCCTTGGATGGCTGGGTCAGCCACCGGCGGATTCCTCGGTCAGCTCGTAGCGCCCGGCCAGGTCCGCCGCGGCAAAGGCCATCGCCATCACCTCGCCCAACTGTGCCTGAGAGAGCTCGCCGTAAGCTTCCATCAGCTGCCTTCGCAGGTCTTCGAGCGACTCGGCGCGCTGCACGATGGCCTCAACTTGGTCGAGCACTGCCTCCCATGCGGGTGCGACTGCTTGGGCCAGCGTGGCGGCCTGCAGGCTGGTGGCGCTGAGTTCGCTCTGCTCGCGATTCAACGCGCGGTTGAACGCGGGAACACTCGGCGCGGCCGGCGCTCGCAGCAGCACGGCCTTGGCCGCCGGTTCCGGCAGCCCGAGCTTGTCGCGAATCACCGACTGCTCAACCTCAAGCCCCATCGGCACCAGCGCTTCCAGCGCGCTCACGAGCGCCGCCAGATCCTCCGGCTGCGGCACCTGCACCACCAGGGTCGGATAGCGCCCAGGCCCGAAGTTGAGGTCGACGAACGGCCGCACGAACATCCGGTTCAGCGTGTTCTGCAGCGCCTTCGCATCAGCCTCCAGCAAATCCAGGCGCACCTCGTTGTGCACCTTGGCCTGTGCCATGGACGCGCCATCGTCGGCGGTCATGGTCTGGCCCAGCACGCCCTTGCTGATCTGCTTGTCCCACCAGTTCGCGAGACCCTCGAAGAACTCCGCCGCGCCCGCCACGTTCGCCGCCTGCTCGAACTCGATGCGGGTGCTGTCCGGCAGCACGGCCGCGGCGTCGCTGCCCAGGTTGGCCACCGCCGCCATGAGCTTGCTGATATCGGCCTTGCTGGCGCCCGGACCGTAGCGGCCCACACGCATCGGCAAGCCGAAGATATCGGCGAATGCCATCCAGTCGCGCCAGCTCCAGGCCTTGCACATGTACCCGGGGGCAGCCAGCCGAGCGAGTCCGCCGCGAATGGGCAGGCCGGAGCGAATGCGAGGCCGGTGAATGATGAACTTGTACGGCGGCAGCGCCAGGCCGTCCGAGGGCGCGTTGGCATCCAGCAACCGCAGCTCCTGCCCGGTCTCGCGGTCGTAGCGGAACCAACGCGGGTCGCGATGTTTGAGCTGCGTCGGGCGCCACTCAGGGCCGCTTGAATCCCACACCATCTCGACGACGCTGTAGCCCTTGCCGAGGCCGTCCGTCAGATCGCAAATCGCCTCGCCGAACGTGGGGTCTGCGATCAACTCCCGCACCGCGTCCGCGATCCGCACATCGGCCTGGTCGTCGCTGAGCGAATCGACGCGGATCGTCAGCCCCGCAAGCGCCAGCTTGCGCGTGGCCAGCACCGAGGCGTAGTGCAGATCGCGCTCCTCCATCTCCTCGGCCAGCGTCAGGTACGCCGTGGCTTCGCCTTGCGCGGCGTCGTCGAGAATGCGCGCCAGCCTTGAAGGCGTAAGGCCCGTGGCTTCGCTCGGGTGCCAGACCTGCCGAATGCCGGTGAGGCCGCCCGCGGCGACCTCTTCCTTCAGCACTTCGTATTCGATGGGCTGCCCGTCCGGGCCGAGGATGCGTGACTTCATGGCTTACAGCCCCTTCTGTGCGCGCCAGTTGCCGCCGGTGCGGATCTGGTCGTCTTCATCGAAATCGGCATCCGGCCGCACGCGGTGGGAATCGATCACCTCCACGTCCTGCCGGCTCGCGTAGTGCATGAGCGAGACGGCGATGCCGGCGTCGCCGTGGCGCTGGCCGCCGTCGCTGCCCTTGGCCTTGCCGTCCGGCACGCGCGCCACGCCGCGCACCACCTTGATCGCCCGAAGGTCGGCCAGCACGTCCTTGTCGCGCGGCAGCTCGATCTGCGCGTCCTCGAAGGCTGCCTTCATCGGCGGCATCTGCTCGCGGTACCAGGTCTCCGACAGCATCACCAACTCGACGCGCTCGTACCCGTACGCCTGCGCAAGGAACTCGGCGAGTGCATGGCCGTTGCCGCGCGCATCGAGCGCCGCTTTGCGGAAGCGCGGCAGGCCGTCGAGGATGACCTTCGCCACCTGCTCCTGCTGGCGATGCGGCATGTTGCGCAGCTCGACCAGGAACGGCACACGGCGTGTCAGGCTCTGCAGGATCTGCGCGGGCACCATCACCGTGAGGTCGCCGCTGCGGCCGAAGTCTTGGCCGAACACGCTGTCGAGCTTGGGGTCGAGCTTCGCGAGCTGCGGCGCAACCTCCGCCTCCAGCCAGTCCTGCACAGCCTGCCAGCGGTCGTGATCCGAGCGCTGCTCGAAGCCCTTCGGTGCGGTGAAGCGCAGCACCGGCGCCTCGTACATGCGGGCCTCGATCAGGCTCGTAGTCAGCCAGGCGCCCGAGCCCTGGCTTGGGATCACGTCAAGCTCTTCGTCAGCCGCGTCGCCGTAGAAGTCATAGACGCCCTGCACCCAGGTCACTTGCGCGGGTTCGTCGTGCGCCTTGCGCAGACGCAGGCACACGCGCTTGTACAGGCCGTCGCCCACCGCATGCTGAAAGTCGATGCGATGCACGCTGCCGCGGCGCTTGCGGGAGCGAATCTCAATGACCAGCTCGTTGAACGGGTTCTGGTCGCCGTCGTGGGTGCTGATCACCCGCACGCGGCCGCCCCAGATCAGCAGCGCCAGCGCCGCCTTCAGCAGCTCCCCGAGCTGGCCATGGAACGCGGCCTCATCGATCACCACCACGCCCTGCTTGCCGCGCAGGTTCGCAGGGCGACTGGACAGCGCAACGATGCGGAAGCCGCTGGCGAAACGGATGGTGTAGGTCTTGATGTGGCGCTCGTCGTCGCCCTCCTTGAAGACCTCCTCGCCTTCTTCAACCGCGCTCGCGGCCTGGTTGAAGACGCGCGCCCACATGGCACAGGCCTCGATGTACTCGATGGCCATGTCCATGTTGTAGCCGATGTAGTAGACGTTCTGGCCGCCGGCCTTGCGCGTCGATGCCGCCGTGAGGACGTTGTCTGCCGCCTCTGCCCAGGTGAGTCCGATGCGGCGGCTCTTCTCGGCGACTTTCAGCTCGCTTTTGTCCTCGATCCAGCGCTGCTGGTAGGGAAGCAGCACAGCCGGCGACGCCGCGTTGTAAAGCGCGGCGTCCGAGGCTGGCAGCTGGTCGGCGAGCTTCTGGTTCATTCGATGCCCAGCACCTGGTTGCGCAGGGTGTCCGCGAACTCCTGCGAAAGCCCACCGGCCTTCACCGTGCTGGACAGCCGCTCCTGCTGCTCGCGCAGCAGCCGATTGCGCGCTTCCTCTGCGATCGCCAGCGCTTCTTCAGTCGCGAGCCGCTGCGCCTTCATCGCGCGGCCAGCGGCCAGCGACAGGTCCTTCAGCTCGGACATCGACACCGCATCGTCGCCGTCGTCGTCGCGGGTCTGCAGCTTCAGCGCCGCATGCGTGACGGCCGTGGTGACTGCCTGCGCAAGCAGGCGGTTCGCCTTCTCGGCGCCACCTTCGCCAAGCCCACCGACCAGCGCATCGGACACGCGCTCAATCTCGCGCATGCGCTCGCGCATCTGGGTGTATTCAGGCTGGTAGCGGTGCAGCCCGGACCGCGAGAAGTCCGCATCGGGGAAGCGCCGCTTCACCGCCTCGAAGACTTCGTCCAGCGTCCAGCGATCTTCGTCGAGCAGCTTCTCGATGTAGACCCGCGCCTCCGGATCCAGCCGGTGGATCTTGCCCTTGCGAGTCATCGCGGCGTCGGGCGAGCCACGCCCGGATGCAGGTTGCGGCCCTCGGCCACGTCGATGCCTGCGGCCGTCAGCGTCGCGATGTGCATGCCAGGAATGTCGGTCAACGCGGCCAGCGTGATCAGCCCTTCATCGCGCAGGAAGTGCAGCGCCAGCATCGTGTCGGCGCGCGTGCCCGGCGTGCGCATGTGGCGCAGCCAGCCGTCGATGTTCGAGCTATTCATCTCGCGGGCGGGCTGCTCGTTGAGCGTGCGCAGGATCGCCAGCCGGCGGTCCTCGGCAACGATCTCGGCGAATGTCTTGTTCATGACTTGGCCCCCATCAGGAATTGCTCAATGCGCACCACCGCCTGGTGCGTGCTGGTTGTCCGTTCGTTGAGCGCGCCGACCTGTCCGTTGACACCCGCGACTTGCAGACGGATGCCCTCAAGATCGTGATGCGACGGCACGTCCTGCACGGCCTTTTCTGCTAGTGCCAGCCTCACGCTCAGCGCGTTCACGCCCGCGGTGAGCACTTCGATATCAGCGGCGCACTCTTCAACCGAAGCCCGCAGCGCGGCATCGCGCGTGTCGCTGCGCGAGCGCAGATACACCCACAGGGTGACGACGGCGGACGCGACCACTGCGAGGATCTGCCCGACCTGCAGCACCAGCCCAATCCACGGTGGCATCAGGGCTCCCTCCGGCGTTCGTAGTCATGCGCGCAGCTCGCACAGCGGCTTGCGTAGGGCAGCACCTTCAGGCGCGCCGGTTCGATCTCGCCGCTGCAGTCCTCGCACTCGGTGCACATCGGGCCGGCGGCGGGCTGTCGGCGCTGGTGCGCTTCCAGCGCCAGGCGCGTGTCGAGCTCCACGCGAGCGTTCGCATCGTCAACAACGTCAGACACAGGGACGTCTCTCCACAGATTTGCCCTCAAGGGCGCAGTTCAGATCAGCCAGGCACGCGCGGAACGCGCTGAGCTGGCCGGTGTAGCCGGCACGCGCCACCGGCGTGATGCGCTCGCCGTCAACGCTGCCGCGCGCGAGGTTCGCTTCAAGCTGGTGCACGTAGCTCTGCAGGTGCTGGCGCAGCTGCAGCAGCGGATCATTCCGCGGCGCAATCGGCGCCTTCGAGACCGGCGGCGCGGAGGTCCGCGCAGTAGCTGAGCCAGACCTCGCGCTCATAGGTCGCCACCGAGTCCGCCAGGTTCCGCTTGCCGTTCCGGCAGGCGTGGTACTGCTCCGCCGCTGCCGTCCAGGCCCGCAGCATGTCCGCCATCGACGCGCCCTTCTGCAGCTCCGGCAGGCTCGCCGGGCACGGTGTGCGCAGGGTCGCCGCGATCGGCACCGGCGGGGCGCTGGGCGGGCTCTGCAGCGCGGGCCGCGGCGTTCCAAAGCTGCACGCCGTCAGCGTCCAGGCGCACAGCAGAAAGATCAGGCCGCGCGGCCAGGTAGTCATCGAGCACCGCGCCTTGCGCGGCGAAGGTCTTGCGCAGTTCATCAGCGGCGTCCTCATGGCGGGCGCGGATCAAGTCGAGGGCCAGCGCAGAGCGCCGGAAGCGCGCCGCACTCTCCGCGGCGTTGCGCCGCAGCTGCTGCGCGGACTCGGACAGCGCGACGGCATCCGCGCGCAACGTCGGCAGTTGAGCGAGCGCAGCGCGCCCACGCTCGAACTGCTGCCCGGCATAAAACCCGCCGGCAGCGCTGGCAACTGCCAGCGCGACGGCGGCCACCAACGCGTAGGGCAGCAGCTTGAAGCTGCCGGCCTTCGCGAGCCCTGTGGTGGAAGTGATTACGGACATGCGAGCGCGCCGTCCCAGCCCGCCTGGAGATAGGCGGGCTCCAGCAGCAGGAGGATTCGGCGGACGTAGTCGCGGTTCTCGCGGATGGCCCACTTCGCGCGTGGCGAGTAGTTCTCCACGTGACCGAACCAGCGCATGTCGTCGGCGCCCGACGCTGAGGTCACCACGACATCGCGGCGCACCCAACCCAGCCCGCCGTTGTATGCCGAGAGCGTGAATGCCCAGTGGTCGCATTCGGTAGTACCCGCGACGCGGTCATACAGCCAGCGGTCGTAGCAGGCCGCGGCACGGATCGATTGACTGGCGTCCCAGGGGTCGAATCCCCACAGGTCCGGGCAGACTTTTGGCAGCCACTCCGCCGTGGCGGGCGTGAACTGCGCGAGCCCCAGCGCATACGCGCTCTGTGCCGTGGGCCGCCATGCCGATTCCTGATGGATCTGCGCTGCCAGCCGCGCGGGGCTGGCCGATAGGCCGAACTCTGCCGCCGCTGCACGCTCCACCTGCAGGCGATAGCCCACGCTGGCGGATGGGATTCGAACGCGCGCCACCGCTGCGGCATCGACGAGAGGACGATCCGCTGCAGCTGCTCCAGCAGCAGGCTCCGCGGCGGGCACAGCACGTACACCACTTGCGGCCGCCACGATAACGGCGGCCAGCAAAAGCACGAGAAGGCGGCGTCCATACATCACGGCACCAGAGCCCCGGCGACGATCGCCGCGGCGACGATCAGGCCCTTGCGCTTCCACGCCGTGCCCTGGGCAATGCCCTCCAGCTGTTCGGGCTGGGCGCGCTTGAAGATCCGCGCGTCCACCCAGTCGCCAGCGAAGGCGAACGCGGTCAGCTTGGCGATGCCGTAGAGCATCAGGCCGAGCTTCATCGGGTTCAAAAACAACACCACCGCGAAGGTGGCGAGGAAGACCAGCAGCACCGGCTGGCTGGTGAGCTTGTCGAACACGCGCCGCGCGCGTGGCACCGTCTGAGCAGTCTGCATGTCGCCTCCCTAAAAGGAGGCGGCGGGACCCAAATCCCGCCGCCCCAAACCCAACGAGACCAGCGCATCGCGCTGGCGTGGATGAGAGTGCGTGCAGGCACACGCGCGGCGAGTTTCAGCAGCCTGAAACGACACAGGCCCGCGCGATGGCGGGCCTGTTGGAATGCTAGTTTGTGAGGCCCGGCGGTAGCGGGCGCCCGAACTGTAGCAGCGGCTCAGCTCTCGAACAATCGCCCTTGGCGCTTCGCCAGCTGGCGCCGCTTCTCGCGCGCGACGATCTCGTACAGGTGAGGCGTAGTGACGCCGAACTCACGCGCCAGCGCATCGACATTCGCCGTGCGAGTGAAGCGCGCGTAGATCATCGCGTCGCGCACCGCCTTGCGCAGCGCATCGCCGCGCGGCAGGTAGATCGCCGAGCCGCCGAGGTAGTCCGCCAGCAGCACGGTGCGTGCGCCGGCATCGGCCGCGGCCGCATCAGGCTCCATCGTCCGCCGCGAATAGCGCAGCTCGATATCGAACAGCTCCTGCAGCCGCTGCGGCCAGCGGCTGGTGTCGGTCAACGCTTCGCCGCCGCGCTCTATCAGTTCGAGGGGGTCGCAGGTCAGCGCGTCGAACAGCTCGGGCTGTTCAGCCTTTGACGTATTCATCGGCCTTCTCCTTTGACCAGGTGCCCAGGTCCACCATGCTCGCCGCGAATGCGCGCCGCTCTGCCGCACGATCCACTGCCGCGGGCGCTGCCGCGCTCGACGTACGGTTCTGGCCGGTCTTCTTGCCCGCCTCGACAGCGCGCTCGGCGGCAGCGTCTGCATCATCGGCAATGCCGAACACCACCGCGCGCAGGTAGTGGTGGTTCTGCAGCGCACCGCTTGGCGGGTTCGAGACCACCTGCTCGACACCCGCAGCCCACATCGCAGGCGTCGCCTTGCGGCGCACGCCGACGCGCTCGTCGCGGCACACCGAGCCCACACCCACCATCGCCACGAGCTGGTCGATGAGCGTCACGGCGCGGCGCAATTGCACCCCGCGCTTCCCGGTGCCGAACAGCCGCAAGTAGGGGCCAAGCACGCGGCCCAGCGCGGGCTCCAGTGCGGCGACGCGGGCGATGGCGCGCTTGGCTTCGGGCTCGATGAGGAAGGCTTCCATATCGCCGGAGAAGCCGCAGGACGGGCAGCAGCCGGGGAGCATTACGCGTGCTCCCGTCGATTGCAGATCGGACACGCCCTGCCGCGCTTGTCACCGGGTTCCTCCGGCATCCACTCGGTTGTATGCCCACATCGGTCGCACCTCATCACCAGGGCATCGCCAATGGCATCGATGTAGCCAGCATCGATCATGTGCATCAGCACTCGCGGCTTGGCACGTGCGGCTCTGGGCACCGGGAAAAGATCGGGTTGAGCGCGCATCACTGAACCTCCGCCTGCGGGAAATCTCGTGCCAGCGCATCCCGCACCGACTTGAGGGATTCGCGGTTCCGGCGCCAGCGCTTGGAGCCCAGCCGGTATTGCTCTTCGAGCTGCTCCAGCGACAGCTCCAACCGCACGCATGTCGCCTCGATCTCGGCCAGCAGCTCGCGCTTCTCCTGCTCGACGTCCAGCGCCGCGATGATTGCGCACAGTTGGTCCTCGCGCCGGCACCAGGCGACGCGCTGAATCCGAAACTGTTGCTTCGCGATCGCATCGGCATACGACCAGGGCAGCTTCATGTCGGCCAGGAGCGCCTCGATCTTTGTGATCATCAGCGGCAGCGAGTCGAAGTTCGCGGGCTTGCCCTTCGTCTTCGGCGACGCCTTGATCCCGCCCTTGCGCTTGAACTCGTCCAGCACGGCCGCGAGCTGAGCCGGCGACAGATCCTTCGCGCTGCGAACCGCCTTGCCCTTGGTCGCGCTGACGCGTTCGATCAGATCCCGATACTCGGACTCTTCGAGTTCGAGCGTTCGCCGTGCGGCGTGGATGGCGGCCAGCTGGCTGTTGCGACGAATCGCTGCAGACTGGCTCATGACCTGCTCCCAAACGTCGGACGCTCATGCACCAGCGCCGCCGGTAGCTCGTTCTCCATGCCAGCCATCCGACGTGCATCGATCTCAACGCGCACGGTGTTGGTGAAGGTTTGAGCCAGCTCGGAGAGCGCCTTGGCGCGCTCGATGTCTTCCTTGGACGCATCCTGATCGCCCAGCCGCTCCATCATCGCAACCAGGTGGTTGCGGACGTCGGTCATCGTGTTCTTCATCGCGCGCGCTCCTGGTTGTGAATCTTCCGATTCAGCGCGCCGCGCAGGCGGATCAGCTGGCGCACTTCGGGCGGATAGTTGGTGTGGTAGCTGTTGCGCCGCATGAGCTCCGCGCGAGTCACCAGCTCGACTCGGTCGAGCGTGATGAGGTCGGATTGGGTGGTCCGCATGCCCGGCTTGAATGCCACGGCGTGCCCGGCGGGCACGGGGCCGTTCGCTTCGATCCAGACGAGACGGTGCACTGCCACCCAGCGCAGCGCCGACACGATGCTGGTGTCATCGGTAATCTTCCGTTCCAGCACGCCACTGTTGACCCGCAGGCTGCCGATGGGCTTGTAGTTGCGCGCCTCTTCCGGCTTTCGCCCGGGCTTAAACCGCGTCTCGGCGCTGCGTCCACCCGCAACGAATCGCGTTCCCTTGTTCCAGGTGGCGTGCCCAGGCTGGAAGCGAGTCAGCTCACCCTGGCCGTGGCCGAGACGTCCGGAGATTTCCGAGCGCAGGAACTCTTGAGACTTCTTCAGGCCCAGCTTGTTTGCGCGGTTGTAGATCGAAGAGACATCGCACTCCAGAACCAGCGCGCAGGCCTCTGCGCTGAATTTCGGGTAGAGGTTCGTCAGCGTCTGATCGCTTTGCTTGTTCCAGCGCATGCGGTTCATAGCTGCTGCTCCAGAGCCCGGGCAGCCGACTTCAATGCCGTCAGCCAGGCGGGGATTTCGCGGCCGTCGCACACCAGGCGCAGCAGTCCTCCGCGGGCGTCGACCTTCTCGATCTTCGCGCCCATCGCCACTGCGGACAGGACTTCGTCCTTTCGGGTCAGCTTGGGCTCGCTCATGGCGCCACGCCCTCCAGGTCATCCTGCGACAGCAGCGCATCCAGCAGCTTGTCGATGCCGTCATCTGCAGGCTTGACGAACGGCGCCTCGGTGTCCTCGGTCACGCTCACGCCCAGGCGCTTCAGGTCACGCGCCGTCAGCTCGGCCAGGGCTTTCTTGTCCGGCGACTTCTTCGTGCTGATCAGCGTCGCGGCCTGCTCGGGCAGCAGCTTCTCGATCAGCTCGACCACGCGCTGAGCGTCCTCGATTTCCATCTTGCCGCGCTGCTTGACCCAACCCACGCGCACGTTGTGGAGCGTGCGGGTCTTGGGCTTCTTGAACAGCTCCGGGTGCGACTCCACCAGCTCCAGCAGCTGTGCGTGAGAATCGCGAAACTTCGCGAGCGCGTTCTTGACGCCGAGAAGCAGGCGGCGCTTGATCGCCTCCTGTTCGTCGCGCAGGTTCTGCACGCGCTCGGCCAGCAGGCTGCGCGCGTCATGGAAGGCCTTAGCCTTCGATTCGATCTCAGTCATTGACATGGGTGGGCTCCTGGTCGGCCGGCGCGGCGTGCTGCTCGGCCTGGTGCTGGTTGTGGAAGATGGCGTGGAAGGCGTCACGGAAGCTCTCGCCGAGCCACGGTGGAAGTTCGTCATCTGCGTCCATTGGGGCGCTCCATGAAGGGCCGGCGCGCCTCAAGAAAGTCGCTCACCAGCGCCGAAGCGGTGTCCTCGCCGCAGCGGAACTGGGCGGCGATTTCCCTGTTTGTCGGCAGCCCCTCGCTTCGCTGCCAAGCCCAGAGCGCGAACTGCATCGCGCGAAGTCGCCGGGCGCCCTTTTGCCTCGATCGTCTGGCCATCAGCGCACCTCGCTCCACTCGATCAGTGCGCCGTGGCGCACGGCCACCATCGCGACCTCGGTCATGCCCTCGCGGGTCTCCCTGCGGCGCATCGCCCCGGGGAGTGCGTCGGGTCTGGTCGGCGGCAGAATCCGCACACGCGGATGACCGCCATGGATCTCGATCGATAGCACCGCTGACCCGGCATCGTTGGCGGCGTATACCGCGCTCAAGGCCGACCGCAGTGCCGAAGCGAAGACGGAGTTGCCGACATCGAGCTCGACGGCGACTGCGCTGACCAGGTGCGGGTCAGAGCGCTCGCGCTGGTCGGCCGCCGCGCGCATGGAATCGACAGGCGCGCTCATGGCTGAATCCCGCAGAAGTCGGAGAAGCTGAGCCAAGCCTCGTGCTGCTTCTCGCATTCGTCGCACTGCAGAACGATACCGATTCGCGCGCGGCCGTCCGGATCATGCTCGGCCTCGACCGTGCCGGAGATAGCCACGGTGCCGACGCTGTTCCAGCTGTTGCCGCAGTCCGGGCAGCGCGTGCTGTTGGGGAGCCCGGCGCTCATGCCGCACCGCCAAAAGCGCCGCGCGTGACCTTCGGCGCGCCCAGCTCGGCCGCCGTGTTCATCGCCGCCGCAAGCGCGTTGTGCACCGCCAGCGGATAGAGCAGCGAGCCGCGCTGCCGGCCCTGCGCGGGCGTGAGCCGGGCGCGCAGGGCTTCAATGCCGGACTCGTCGATCACGTCGCCGAGCTTCGCGCCGACGCGCTGGAATCGGTGCTGCAGGTAAGCCTCCAGGTGCTGATCCAGCGGGGCCAACGGCACCAGCTCGATGCGCTGCACGACTTCGCGGACGCCGGGGTCCTGCTCGTTGAGCTTCAGCGCAAGCTCCGGCTGGCCCAGCAGAATCACGCTGAGCAGGGGCTTCATGCCGTCCTTCAGTTCCAGGTAGCGCTTCAGGTGTTTGAGCGTCGGCACCGGCAGGCAGTGCGCTTCTTCGATCAGCAGCACATGGCGCGCGCCGGTGCGGTGGCTGTCGCGCAGCACCTCGTGCAGCTGGCGAAAGCGCGCCTCCGGGCTGCTCATGGTCTTGGCGAGCGGCGCCACCGCACGCACGATCGCCTCCGCGATGTGCTGGCTGCGCAGGGTCTTGCCCACGCTGTCCTTGTCTTCCATCGCCAGCACATAGGGCTGAATCAGAACAGTGCCTGCCGACTCGTGCTGCAGGCGCTCGACCAGCTCTTCGCGCAGGGTGCTCTTGCCCGCGCCGCTCTCGCCGATGACCGCCAAAAATCCGCCGTGCCGGCACACGCTCCACATCGCCTCGCGCACGTAGCGGGCGTCGGGGCTCAGGAACACGTCGGCCGGCTCGCGGCAGTCGGTGAAGGGGTCGCGGCTCAAGCGGAAGTGCAGGCGCGCGGATGGGGTGAGGCTGTGCTTTCGCAGTAGCATGTCGGGATCCTCGTTGTGGTTCTCGTTGGGCTTCGCGGGGGTAACCGGCTCCGGCGCGTTAGCGCGCGTCGGGGCCTTCTTGAAGACGTCGGCAGCAGACAAGCCGCGCGACGTCAGGAACTCGGTGATCTGCTCGCGCAGCTGCTGCGCAAGCTCTTTGCGGCGCGGCCACTGGCGGCGCGAGAGCAGCAGGGAAACCGTCGCCCCACTCACACCGCAGACGCGCGCCAGCTCGGCGTGCTTGATGCCGGCGGCGTCGAGCACATCGCGCAGGCGCAGGCTCATGCCGCACCGCCAACGATGCGCAGACCGCCGCGCAGCAGCGCCGTGGCGCAGCCGTCGAGCTGCTCGTCGGTGACGCCTTCCGGCCAGCGCTGAGCCATCTGCGAATACAGAGCGGGAGACCAGGCACCGCCGAGTGCCTCGACCCGGCGCTTCAGCGCGCGCGCCATGTCCTCGTGCGACAGGACCTGCGCGGGGTACTGCGGCAAGATGGTCGGCAGGTGCGTCGTGGGCTCGACGATTTCGGGCGTCTGTACCGAGGTCGGCGCACCGGCGCGCGGCAGGGCCTCCGGCACGTTCGCCTCACGCCACGGCTGGGTGGCATCAACGTCGCCGCCGAATGCCACGCGCTTGGCCTTGCGTGCGGCCTTTGCCGCCTCGTCGGTGTCGACCTGCATCGCCAGTCGGCCGATCTCTTTCCGCATCGTGTCGGCGGGCGTGTCCGGCATCGACTTGTATTCCTCGCCGACCCGCGCGGCGCCGGTGGAGAAGCCCCACTCGTTGGTCTCGATGCGCGGCGCGAGGTAGTGCGATGCACGGCCATCGTCGCCGGTGGTCAGCACGCGCACGCTGTTGGGGTCGTAGGCGTTCAACGCCACGCTGAGCTTGGCGCCGTTGAGCACGCCTGGCATCGCGCTGACGTCCCAGCGCTGGCCGTTGAATTTGATCACCAGGTTGCGAACGATGCAGGTCTTCGGCGTCGACATCGCCAACTCGCGCAGCACCTGCGGCGCGGGCGCCAGCGTGAGTTGCTGAGGGGTGATGCGTAGCCAGCCGTCGCGCCGAGTCACTCGGGTGCGGGTGTGCACGCGGGTGGCATTGAAGGCCCGACACCACTGCTCGGCATGGCGGTTGATCTCTTCGATCGACACCACCGGCGCGCGCAGCTTGAGCGCAGCTTCAAACAGTGTCTCGATCAGGTCGTGGCCGCGCTCGGCGGAGCCCAGCGCGCGGGCATTGCCCTGCGCATGCGGCCGCAGCTCGACGCCCAGTGCATCGCAAAAGTTCTGCACCGTAGCGGACATGGAGCCGAGGTCCAGCCCGAGAATGCGCGGCACCCCGTGCATCGCGATGCCCTCGGCGGGCGTCATCGCGTGGATCAACGCGCTCACCACGTTCAGGGCGCTCTCCGCGCGCAACACATAGAACAGGCGGATGTGCCCGGTGCAGTGGTCGACCACGTCGTAGCGGATCAACCGGCGATCGTTGATCGACTCGAAGTTCTTCGGCTTGCCGCGGTAGTACACGGCGCGCGGCATGACTTCGGTGCCGCTGTCGGCCAGGTAGAACTGGCGGCTGATCGATGCATCGACCTGCCAGTAGTGGTTCGGGTGCTCGCTCGCCAGCTCGACGGAGGCCGTGGGCTGCGCCAGCTGTGCGGGGTGGCAGTTGTATTGGGTCAGCGCGCGGCGGATCGCCGACACGCTGAGCGGCGCGTATTCGCCGGTCTCTTTGTCGACCTGGCCGGCGAGGATCTTGCCGTTGCTGCGCAAGATGCGCACCGCCTCTTCCAGCGGCAGTTCGCCGGTGCCGGTGAGGCGGCGCGTTTCTTCCACGGTGGCCGCGATCAGCAGTGCTTCGCTTCGGGTCAGCGCGCAGCGGCCCGCATCGGCGCGCCGCTTGCGCGGGGCGCCGACACGTACCTGCTTGAGCCGCTCCAGCAGCGTCTGCTTCGAGCAGCCCATACGGTCCGCTGCGGCTTGGTACACCTTGGTCTTGCCGCCATGCCCGGCCGCCTGTGCGGCGCGGGCCACGGCAGCCAGCTCCTCGTACATCGCGGGGGAAAGGACGGCCGCCATCTCAGCTCTGCCAGTCCGGTGCGCCGAAGTCGTTGACGATGGGCAGCCCCATGTCATCGCGGAGGCGGCGCAGCTCGCCGAACAACTCGCCGACCAGCCCGCCAAGAAAGCTGTCGTGCTCGGACGGGTCGCCCGTTTCGGCGGCGTGATCGCGCAGCGCGGCGAAGCGCTCGACCAGGCTGTCGACGTCCTCGCCGCAGGCGCCGATATCGGCGCGAACCTGCAGGGCGGCAGAATTGACGCGGCTGCGCAGCTGCTCGGTGGTTTCTTTCGGTGTCGCCTTGGCGCGGTCGCCCTTGGCCTTGCGCAGCTGCTTCTGCAGGTTCTCGATCTGGCGCTCGCGATCCTGTGCTCGGGCGTCCTTGGCATCGAGGTCAGCACGCGCCTCGCGCACCGCCTCGCGCAGGTCGCGAACCGTCATCGTGGCGACGTCGTCCAGGCTGAGTTCGCCGGTTTCGCCCTCTTCGGCGAGCTGGGCGAACTGGTCCTCGGGCAGGCTGAGCAGTTCGATCAGCTTGCTCGGGCTGCCCGCCGCCTGTAGCAAATCGTGCGACGTCGCACGATTTGGCAGCGCGGCGACGCGCTTGGCGGCTTCCATCATTCGGCGCGCTTGGGACTGCTCCAGACCGAGGGTGCTGAGCATTCCCGACCATTCACCGTGGCTGGCGCAGCCCCGGGCGACAACCAGCAGACGGCCGGCGCGCAGGAAGGCTTCGCAACCGCGACGCATCTCTGCGGCGATGGCGGCGGTGTAGTGATCAGGGTCCCAGTGCAGGCCCTCGCCGAAGTCGGCGACAAGCAGCTGCATGTTCCGGTTGTAGTCGGCGTCGATCTGGACAAGCTCGCCAGTGACGGGGGTAGTTGTCTTGGGCATCGTCAGGTGCTCTCTAGTTGGGGGTGCGGGTGTAGGTGTGGTCGAAGGCGTCAAGCCGCTCGCGCAGTCGCGCCATCTGCGCCTGGTGGGCGTGGGCCAGCTGCACCAGGCGTGGGGTGAGGCGCCAGCAGTCCGGGCGGCCCGGCATGCGCTCGGCCAGGCCGAGGTCTTCGAGGGCTTCGAGGTCGCGCAGAGTCGTGGGCGGGGACTGCTGGACGGTGTCGGCGACGTCCTTCAAGCGGCGGCCCTCGAAGGCATGGCCTGACAGCGCTTGAATCACGGCCCAGGCGCGGGCCAGCGGTGCGGGGGCGCTCATCAGATCCACCCCATGGCGACCGCGCCTAGCAGCAGCCAGCCGGCGATCACAAAGATCGCGGCGAAGACAGGGCCAGGCTCTGAGCGGTTGAGGTCGGAGGTGCGGCGGCGGCGGATCACGCGGCCACCTCGAAGTGGCGCGCCAGCTCGCCGAGGCTGACGGTGCACAGGCCCTGATCATCGGGGCCGGCTTGGCCGCGGTAGTCGTCGCACTGCAGGACTACGGTCTTGCGGCCAAGCTGGCGCTCAATGCGGATGAAGGTCAGCACTCTGCTCAGCTTCATCCCGACGCCGGAGACGCGGCGCACACGGTCGCCGGGGCGGAGGCTTGAGGGCTTCATGCGGCCGCCTTGCCGCGCTTCGTGGCGGGCTTGGTTGTGGGCATCAGGCCGGCTTCTTTTGCCAGGGCGATGCGCACCGCTTGCCCATTCGGGCCGTCCCAGCTGCCGAGCAGCGCCTGGCGCGCGTTGGACTGGTCGATCTTGTTGCTGCGGCACCAAGCAGCGAGGGTCGTCCCCTTGCCAACGAAGTGCGCCTTGACCTTGAGCAGCAAATCTCTGCTGGGGGATGGCGCTTCAGTACTCACGGGTTATCCTGCCTGCCTGTTGTGAACGGGGTAGGTAAAGGATGGTGCACGTTTGTGCACCTGTCAAGGGCTATCGAGTGCACGAATGAACGCCATCGGGCAGCGGCTGAAAGAACAGCGCGAGGGTCTTGCGTTGTCGCAGGAGGCGTTCGCTCACATTGCGGGCGTCGGTAAGCGCGCCCAGATCAACTACGAGCAGGGTCTGCGTATGCCTGACGCGGAATACCTCCACGCGGTGGCCGAGGCAGGCTGCGACGTGCTCTATGTCGTGACCGGCAGGAAGGAAGTTGCTGTACCCAAACCAGAGCAGCCCGTGCAGTTCTCCGATCAGCACCGTCTACAGCTCGCCATCGAGGCGGTTGAAGAGGGACTGGCGGAGATGAAGCGGAAGCTGCCACCGGCCAAAAAGGCCGAACTCATCGGTGCTGCGTATGAACTCATGGCACAGCCAGAGCAGGCGAAAAACAACGTGATTCGGTTGGTCCGCGTCGCTGCGTAGTCGCAGCTGCTGAGATGGCTATGCCCTGGTATTCGCACCCGCGCGGCGGTCCCGCGCGACGATGGAGAAACAGGGGATGGATGAAACACCGCAAGACCGCGTCAAGCGGCTGATGCGCGAGGGCGGCGCATCGAACGTCGTGCCCATCAGCCAGGCGGCAAAGCGCCGCGGCAGGGCTCAGCCGACGTCGATATCGCCCACCATCAACGGCAACCAGAACGTTGTGGGCAATCACAATCAGGTGACGATCAACGTCCGGCCGGCCGCGCGGCCAACGCTGCAGATCAAGCTGCAGCCCGGGCCTGCGCACATCAGTGACCTGCAGGCGTTCGAGCTGCAGCAGCTGGTGGGCAAGGTGGTGCAGGTCAGCGGCAAGTCCTTTGCCCAGGTGTGGGGCGCCTTCCGCAATCGGTTCTCGGTGCCGTCGTATCGGTTGCTCAATGCTGAGCATCACGATGCGGCGTGCCACTACCTGCGCACATGGGTGGCCTCGGCTGAAGCGAAGTCAGGCCCCGCCAAACCGCCCGATCGAAAGCGGATGCTCGCGCGCATCCATGCCGAAGGGAAAAAGCGCCCCGAGATGCTGGTCGCCGCGCGCGACTTCATGGAGGTCGAGTTCGGTACGCGCAGCCTGTCCGAGCTCGACGACGCGCAGCTGGCGATGGTGATCACGCGGTGCGGGTTGTAGCGGGTAGGAAATCTCCTACCTGATCTTCGGCACTTCGCCGATCGCGGTGGCTGCCTTCGCACGCCACCATTTACCTACGCCGCCGGAAGCCCAAAACGCGCAACCCGGCGCGGCAACAGTACCGGGGTCAAGCTGTGCCGGCGGCGCACTTTCTGACAGGGGAATGTGATGCATCAATCAGTGGCCAGAGGGCGCGAGATGGAAGCCCACAAAGAGTTCAAGGCAGCCTTGGATGCCTACGGCGTCGCTCGCCAAACAGACGATCCGGAGGACCGCTACCAGGGCACCTTGGGGGCGCTGCGCATCTACGAGAAGGGTCAGTTCCCCACGCATCCGCTGAAGGTCTTAGGGGTGCTGATGCTTGTCCTGACGATTGTGGGCGGGCTTGCCTTGATCTTCCCGGCACTGCCCAAGGCCGGTACCTACGGATCTCCGAGAGTCCCCTTCAACGAGGTGCGCTTGAGCATCGGTATTGCGGCGACATTTTCGGGGCTGATTTGGTCAGCACTGCTGATCGCCGCGGCTCGGGTGGTTCGCCTGTTCGAGACGATGGACCTGCGTCAGGCCGCCGAGCGCGAGGCGCGGATGCGCGGTGAGGTTGGCATGCCCAAGATCGCTCCACTGGAGACGCCGATCCCGCGGGAATCTGCGGCCGCCTGAGAGCCGCTCCCAGCTCCCGCCCCGCGCCCAGTGTCGGCGGGGCGGGCGCGTTGGCGTTTATAAACGCGCGCAGGCCGGCGTGTGGCGGCTTGGTGGCCGATATGAGGAGCGATCAATGACGGAAGACCGTCCCGAGCTGCCGACGCTGGCGCAGTTGTTGAACCCGGAGTGGTTCCCTGCAGCGTTGCCCGAGCACATCTTGAACTCGCAGAGCGTGGGCTCCGGCTTTCAGGCGCAGATGGTGGTGGGCGCGCGTTCGGCCACGAGTGAGAAGGTTCGGTTGCTGAACCTCAAGGCCACTGAGTTGAAGGCAGAAGATATCCACGCTGCCGTGCTCTGCCTGCAGGAGGCCCAAGCGTTGGCGCTGGAGACCGGCCAGAGCGGTTTCGATGCGCGCTGGTGG